CTGGGTACAGAGCAAGCTTCCACCACTCAGCATCCTCTCGGAACGCATGTCCCGAACGATACTTCGTGCCTAGTAGCTTAAACTCTGCTGGATCCTCAGTAATCTCGCACTTCTCAACGCTGAGCGTCATACCGAGAGGTGCTGCATCTGCCGATGCCTTATCGAGGTCCATTGTTTGTGGGGATCTAAATCCGGAATCATCACCAAGGACTTTCAACCCACGAGCAGTCACTGTCTGCATAGTCGCCAAGTAGTCAACGACAATGTAATTAACCACTGAATCGATCAACTGGGTAAACCAGCTGCCTGATGGAACACCGCAATGTTTGCGAAACATGCGGCCATCGGGCATCAAGATCGGTGTGTTGATGAAGTACCACTTCATTCCATCCCACACATTCCTCCATTTCTGCTGACTGCGCTTCGTCGTCGGACGACCGCGCCAGGTATACCACTCAATATTCTGACGTAGAATGTTGAAGGCAGCATGGATTAGATAGGTTGGAACTGAGTTATCAAAGCCTTTAAAATCAAGGCCATGAAGTACTTCACCCTCCTTTCTCCCAACAAGCCACTCGGTGAACAAGCGTTGTGAAGACTTACCATATAAAAGGGGAGAATCAGGTAGTTTCTCAAACTCCTTGTACATAGTAGGTGCCCACAGACCCTCAATCACGAGCATCTCGGCGGGATAGACCCAAACAAGTCTGGTCTTCGGTTCATCACGTGGAGCCATGTGACCGCGCTGACCAGCGAGACAGGGAGGCATCCTCACCTGTCTTGGATCTAGACGATTCTTCCCTCCTTGCTTCATCCTGTGTCCAAGCCATCTCGCCTCTGTATAGATTTGAGACATACACTCGCCTTTGCGCCTACCCATGAAGGTAGCACCGGCAGAAGTATCAAGTCGCATATGCTGACCAACTTCATGCCAATCAAGGGGTTCATGCTTGACAGGGAGCTTAAACCGACGGTATGCCTTGCCAATAGAGGCACGCATAGTCGCCTGTTGTTGTGGAGTTAAGTCGGAAAACGTACTATGGGGAGTATCGAACTTTTTCAAAGATCTGTACATCCCATCGATGCCTTCCGGACGCCTGGTAAAACCATAAGCATCATCGTATTCTTGTCGCGAAAACAACTTCAACGCCTCTCGGACCCATGGATCTGTATTTCCAGGGGGGTTGTACACTGAGTAGCCGCCATAGCGGGCTATCTCCTCGAGAGCGTAGCCTTTGTAGAAGTCACCTGCTTCGGCATGACGCCTTCTAGTCCTCTGAGAGGGCTTGAAGGTCGCCTCAACGCCTGGCGCAAGGCCAGTGTCGAGTCCGGCGGTTTCTTCGGGTGTTTGTTCGATGTCATAAGGGATGACGTTGTCGATCATTTGAAGAAG